AACGGCGCGAAGATCGTTGTCGTCGCCCTCGGCCTCTACTCAGCCACCACCCAACGCGACCCGGACAACTACATCCACGCCTTCGCTCTCAACACCGCAGGAACCTTCAGCTACTACGGACTGCTGCTCAACTCCGACATCCCCGCCACCGGCTCCGCTGCCGCCGTGGCCAAGTGGATCATCACCCGCTCCGCACTTACCACCTCCGGAGCCGTCACTGCAACCGCCAAGGCGACCAATGTCGCGTGGACCAACCGGGAGACCGCCACCTACGCATGACGACAATCACCGAGACCAATCTCACGCAGCAACTGGATTTGAGCCAGTTCACGATCCTTTTGCCAGACGACACTAAGGCGCTCGTCATCTACCCCTCCCGCGCCGAGTTTCCGGCAACCGGCAAAGTCGCACGCATCTACCACGCCCTCGATACCCGCATCCAATGGCTGTGGGACGATGCCGCCTCTGATTACCACCTCATGCTCGAAACCATCGACTGCGGAGCCTTCTAACTTTCCCCATGAACACCAAGAAAAACCGTCAGTTTTGACTGATACCAAACCAACAACCAAATAAATCAAATGCCCAATCCAATCCTCAAAATCAAACGCGGTAGTGGAGCGCCTACAAGCCTCTCGACCGGAGAACTCGCAATCGACACACTCAACAAGAGCCTGTTTGTAGGAACAGCAGACGGCCCGCTCGTTATCGGCGGCGAAAATGTCTTTGCTAAAAAGACTTATGCTGATGCCGCAGTAGCAGCAGAGGCTTCGCTTCGCTCCGCAGCGGACGCCACCTTGACCGCGAATCTGGCAACAGAGGTTTCGGATCGAGCCGCAGCAGTCTCCGCAGCCGCAGCCACAGCCGCGAGCAACCTCGCTTCGGAAAGCTCCGCAAGACAAGCCGGTGACGCCACATTGACCACGAACCTCGCTTCGGAAGTCTCACGGGCACAAGCCGCTGAAGGCACTCTCTCGACTAACCTCGCTGGAGAAATTTCGCGTGCCACCGCAGCCGAGTCCGCTCTCGGCACTCGGATTGACAATGTTCTTTCCAACGTAACTCCCGGCTCGCTTGATTCGCTGACGGAAGTGGTGAGCGCCTTCCAAGCCGCAGATTCCAGCTTGAACGGAGCCATCACCAGCCTTGCATCCAGCGCATCTACAAACCTCACAAACGAGGTCAACCGCGCCACAGGCGAGGAGAACACGATCAAGTCTGCAGCGACAGCGTTGACAGCTTGCGTGAGCACAGCCGAGAGCAGCATCACCGCTCTCCAATCCCGCGCCACCACCATCGAAGGTGCAGCGACCTCGCTCACCAGCCGAGTCACATCAGCCGAGAGCGCAGCAACCGCACTCACCAGCCGGGTTTCCGCAGCCGAGAGCGATATCAACACCCTTGAAAGCGATCTGTCCGAAGAGATCACAAATCGCTCCAACGCAGTTTCTTCAGAAGCATCGGCACGCGCTTCGGCTGATACCAGCTTGGGCAACCGGATCACCGCTTTGGAAACGACCATAGATGGTGGAACTTATTAGTATTCAATAACCAAGCCCGCCGAGGTCCAATCCCTCGGCGGCAACCCTCTCTATAGATGGCCAACCCAACAATCATTCCGAAACGCAGCACGGTCGCCGGGAAAATTCCCACCGATCTTGCGCTGGGCGAGGTGTGCATCAACCACACCGACCGCAGGCTCTACACTCGGAATCCCGCGACTGGCGAAATATATAAACTCGCAGGCGCAAAGGACGCACCCGACCGCATCTGGATGTTCGACCTCATCGGCGACACCACTTACCTCGGCTACCTCCTATACTCGGCCTTCCCCAATTCCGGCAGCGTCTATGACGCCGAAGGATGGGAGATCGTCCGAACCATCTTCAACTCAGCAGGCACAACCAGCACCGAATCCAGCGCCACCGGCGCGTGGTCAAACAAACAATCTCTCACCTACTCATAAAATGCAAGCTACCAACCCAATCGAAATCGACGGCAAATCGTTTGACCGTTACAGCCTCAACCTAATCGTCAGCGGCTCTTATGACGCCGAGGGCCAGCCAGACGCCTCTGTCGTCTGCAACCTTGTTCCAACCAGAATCGAAGGTGACATGGTGGAAACCGCCCCGCAGCACGCCCTCAACATCCGCCTCGGTAAGCTCGACCAGGCTGACGAGCCGACTCTCGCAGCCGTGACAGCAATTCACGCCGCACTCCAAACATTCATCATCTCGAAAGGACTTTAGTATCATGCCCAATGTAAGAGCATTTCGATCCGGTAACTGGTCAGATACCAGCGTAGCAACATCTCCATGGAGCAACGGCACAGCCGTGTATGCTCCCTCATCGGCCGACGATGTGTGGGCAGCAGGATTTACCGTGACAATAGACCAAGCCGTCACGGTCTTATCGTTGCGTAACAACTCCTCGGCAAGTCAAGCGTGGAAGGATGGGGGAACAGCCGCCGCCCCAAATGGCGGGGGCTATTTGATGCCGGTTGCTTACAATATCACTGCAACAAACTCAATCCAATGCGGAAACGCTACTTGCATTACCTACTCAGCTTCAGGAAGTGCCACACTGACAAGTGCGTCTATTGGTAATTCTTCAACGAATAGCATAAATTGCATAAGTATCACAGGCTCTGGAACCTTGACTATTAGCGCCTCGTCATTGTTTGGAAGTTTTGGCGGCGCCCCATCCTGGGTTGTCAATGTTACTTCTGGAGGATTGATTTTAAATAATTGCACCATAAGCACATCAGTCTTAAATTTTCAAGGTGGTGTATTAGTTGGCACTTCTGGCACATCGACAGCCAATAACTGCACGATTTCTGGAGGAACCTATCTTGCCAATGGACTGCAAAACAATGGAGTATCAACATTAAATAGCTGCACAATAAACGCTCAAGTTTCCGTAAATTCAACCAGTGTAATAAACAACCCTACTGGAACTTTGAACATCAACAACTCAACAATCACAGGCATTGGAGCTTTGTCCAATGCAGGTGGAACGGTAAACGCACTTAATTGCACATTTACCGCATCGTCAGCAGGCACTCCATTCACGTCAACATCAGGCATAAATGTGGTATCGGGATATTTTTACGACTCAGCAGTCGGATTCCCTGCTCTCTACCTCTACAAGTGGCGGCTGGGCACAGCTCCAACTAACGGAATATGGCGCATTGCACTAAATGGCAGCTCGACGTATGTAAACTTCTACACCGCCGACAACGAACTTGGGCAAGCCAACCCAACGGATGTCCGCAGCGGCGTGAGCTACGCCAGCGGCAACCTCACCGGACGCCTCACTGTCCCCGCTCGCGGGTCGGTCTCGCTGAATGTCAACTACGGTCCAAGCATGCCTTTCACGGCCACTTGCGCTGGCACTACAGCCACAGCCACGCTGGCCTACAGCTACCCATTGGTAGTCGGCGACCAAATCACCGTCACCGGAGCCAGCAATGCCGAGTGGAACGGCACATACACCATCGCCTCGGTCGTGAGCGGAACATCGGTGACATTCGTTGTCCCGGCCACGCATACCGCAAGCGCAGGCACAGGTGCTGTGATGCAAACAACTGGCACAGCCGTCGTCGATCCCGCAGCCGTTGCCTCGGCAGTCTGGGGTGCGGCAACGCGCACACTCACCACATCGAGCGGACCAACAGCAGCAGAAAACGCATCGGCAGTATGGGCCGCATCGGCCAAGATCATCACAGGCGGCGTTGTAGATACCCTCACCAACGCGCCCGCCTCAGTCACGCCAAGCGACATCTGGAGCCATGCATCCCGCACCATAACCGGCGGCACGATCACGACCCTCACCAACGCGCCAACCGTGCCTACGCCGAGCCAGATAGCCAGCCAAGTGAGAACGGAGCTTTCGACCGAACTCGCAAGGGTAGACCAAGCCATCAGCAGCCGCCTCGCCTCGGCAAGCTACACGGCCCCAACAACGCCGCCGACTGCCGCGCAGAATGCGACCGCCGTCCGAACGGAACTGGCAACAGAGCTTGGACGAGTGGATGCAGCAATAACCACCCGTGCAACCGCAGCCAACATCCCTGCCGCAGACATCACAGCAATCAAGGCCAAGACAGATGCGTTGAATGTGGACAGGGTCAACAACACCGCAACCACAGCCATCGTCGGAAATCTCCTCGCCCAAGCCAATAGCTAATGGATCAGCACCTCATCGATGCGACAAACTTTGCCGCCGGTCAATCCGACCGGTGGCTCTTTGTGGCGCTTCTCATCATTGGGATCACAGCTATCGGCATCTTGTTTCGATATTTCACCGCGAGATTGGACACGCTCCAAGACCGCATGGACAAGCAGAACACGGATTTCGTCGCCCACCTCACCACGGCCAACCGCGAAATGCTCGATGTCATCTCCAGCGCCAAGGTCGTGATTGAGCGAGTCGAGCGAAAGCTGGAGTTAAAATAAGATGCCGAAGTTCGATTTCTACCCCTCATTCAACGCCGGTGAAGTCTCGCCCTTCATCGACGCCCGGACGAGTCTGGAGAAATACCGCAGCGCCTGCCGCACGCTGGAGAACTTCCAAATCCTGCCATACGGCGGCGTCATCCGCCGACCCGGCACAGAGTTTCGCGGCACGACCAAGTCGGCCACAACCCAAACCCGCTTGATCGGATTCAACTTCTCGACCACCACCCGGTTCGTCATCGAAATGGGGGCAGGCTACATGAGGTTCTGGACTCCCTCCACAGGAGCGCTGCTCAACGCCGCCACGCCTGCCGCGTGGGCGACCGGGAACATCTACGCAGTCGGCAACTATGTTTCCTCCGGAGGCACGACCTACTACTGCGTGGTTGCTCATACCGCAGTCACATTTGCTACCGACCTCGCCGCAGGCCGCTGGGTGGCGCAGTCGATCCTTCAGATTCCCACTCCCTACGCCGCCGCTGACCTGCGCGAAATCCAATTTTCCCAGATCAACGACATCATGTATTTCGCGCACGCGAACTACCTGCCACACAAGCTCTCTCGCCTCGCCGACAACAACTGGACATTTGCACCAGTGGTCTTTGACTATCCTCCGCTCCAGGACCAGAACGCCACAGAGCAGGTCGTAAACATTTACCCGAATCCAGACACATGGGTCGCTGGGACCAGCTACATCCTCGGAGACTATGTGCGTCCTCCCGCATGGACTGCCAGCACCGCCTACGCAGTGGGCGACATCGTCCTCTCCGGCAGCATCGCCTACTACTGCACGACCGCCCACACATCCCCGGCCACCTTCGCCGCCACTAACTGGACCGCACAGAACCAAACCAACCAGTCGTTCTACTACTACGCCATGAACGCCCACCGGGCGGGGTCAAACTTCGGCGTGGATAGAACCGCTGGCAGGTGGTATGGAATCCCGATTCCGCTCAACGAAATGGGCAAATACTCGGTGAGCGCCGGGAGTGGTCTCTTCCCGTCATCGACCATCGGTTCCCAAGTGGAACTCAAGTGGCAGAAGAACCTATTTTACGCCGAGCAAGTTATTACCGGTGACTATGTATCCAATACGCTGGCTGTGGAGGGCGGTTGGGATTTCAGCACTTACGGAAAATGGACGGCCACCGTGCAACTCCTGCGTGTCCCGGCGGATGTTTTCTCGGCAGGCCGCATCGTGGCAACAGCCATCCGAAATACCACGACCAACACCGTCACCGTCCACCATCCCTTCCACGGCTGGCAGAACGGAAATTTCATCTGTGTGGGCGATGGATTGGCAGCAAACAACTACGCCACACACGGAGCGACCATTACTTACATCAACGAGCACAGCTACTCCTACCCGATCACCGGCAACACCCAAACCGGCTATCTCGACATCTACCCGGAGAACCTCACGAAGATGGAAATCGTGAAGGAATACAACGTTTCCGCTGATCGAAACATCATCGCGACCGGCACAGAGGCAGAGCGGTGCGGTCTCAAAATCCGCATTCTAAACTGGGCGTCCGTTTCGGGAACCGATGCACAAAAAGCCCGGTTGGAAACCGACACCAAGGTGACCGGCGGCATCGCGACCATCGTCGCCGCTGAGCAAATCAATGTGGACAAGTGGCTCGGCGAAGGCCCGCGAAACCAGCGCAACACGAAATTCTGGGCGTTCGGCGCATTCTCTTCCACTCGCGGCTACCCTCGCTCGGTCGCCATGCACGAACAACGCTTGTGCTTCGGCGGCACATCCACCCAGCCAAACACGATCTGGTGCAGTCAGATTGACAATTTCGAGAACTTCAAGACCGGTGTCACTGCGAGCGATGCGGTCCAATTCACCCTCGCCGCCTCCGAAGGCAACCGCATCAACTGGATGTATAGCCAGTCCCAACTCCTCATCGGCACATCCGGCGACGAGTGGACCATCGGCAGCGCCGACTCAGCCTCATCACTCTCGGCAACCAATGTGCAAGCCAGCCGCCAGTCGAGCTACGGCAGCAAATACATGCGAGCCGCTTTGGTCAACGATGTCCTCCTCTTCGTCCAACGCAACGGACGCAAGGTCCGCGAACTCGTCTACGAACTCAACAAGGACGGATGGGTCGCGCCGGATTTGACCCTCCTCGCCGAACACATCACCAGTGGCGAGATCGTGGAAGTCGCCTACCAGCAACAACCCGATGCCGTCCTGTGGTGCGTGCGCGGTGATGGCACGCTCATCGCCATGACCTACGAGCGCGACCAGAAGGTCGTCGGCTGGCATCGCCACACCATCGCCGACAATGCTTTGGTTGAATCGGTCGCGACTATCTACGGCAACGGCACGGAGGACGAGGTCTGGATGGTCGTCAAGCGAACCGTCTCCGGGCAGGACTACCGCACCATCGAGCGGTTCCCGCTCCTCTGGCGCAAGCACCTCGATGACCAGACCGCCAACTCATGGCGCTACCTCGATGGGTGGTCCGCCTTTGCCTCCGGCGCAGCAGGCGGCACGATCTCCGGCCTCGACCGCTTCAACGGCAAGACCGTCACCGTCATGCAAGACGGCCAATCTCCTGTGACCCGCACCGTGGCCAGCGGAGCGATCACTGTTCCCGCCGCAGCCGCCGGATACCTCGGCCTGCCCTACACATCGACCCTCACGCCCATGAAGCTCGACATGGATTTGGAGGACGGTTCCTCTCAAGGCCGCAAGAAGCGCATCCACAAAATCATCGCCCGCCTCTACAAAAGCCGGGGAGGGGAGATCCGCACGAACAACGGCGAGTGGTATGCCCTCGCCGACACGGTTTCCACCGGCGACCAGAAAATGATCCTCGCCGGCGCGTTCGGTCTCGACGCAGATGTCACTCTGAG